ATCGTAGCTGAGATTGCGGCCCGCTTGGCCCAGCCGGGCGCCAAAAGCGCCGTGGAAGAGTTACTCGGGCGGGCGGGGGGAGAGATTGCGGCGTTGCGGGGCGAGTACGAGAAGAGCGGGAAGGTGGATCCGTGGACGGGGGAGTGGGTGAAGGACGGGAAGGTGACGTCTCCGGTCGCCACGCTCGATGCCGCCGGCCGTCCGGTGCCTGACGGCGCGAAGGACGAGGACGGGAAGGGGATCGTCGCGACGCACGCGAAGAATGCGAAGGGGGAAGTGGTCCCGGTCGGGGTCGTGAAGGTCGATGCGGCTGGGGTTCGGAAGTGACGAAGAAGATCCGCGCGAAGCCGCGGGTCAAGCGCCCGCGGAACTACGCGGCGACCGACAGCACGCTCATCAACCTGCGGGCGATCAAGGAGCGCGTGCTGCGGCTGGAGGATGAGGTGGCGATTCTCCAGAGTCGGCTCGACGGCATGGTCAACATCGCGGCGCCGGACGAGCCGGATCCCGCGCTGGAGTTGCCGGAGACGACGGAAGCCTGATGGCGAACGACAACGACTATCACTGGAACGAGGTCGCGTCAAAGCCTGTGGCCGCTGGTCCGGCGTTCGACCTCATGGTCGCCAAGATGGACACGCTGAAGGCCGACATGCGCCGTCAACTCAACGAGGATCTGTTCGGCGACGCGCTGCGGTATGCCGTGATGATGCCGCGTCGCCCGCTGACGTGGCGCGACCATCTGCGGAACCGTCTCCGCCGCATCACGGCGTACTGGGTGACGCTCGGACGCGCACTGCGAGGCGATGATCCCTACGACAGCGAGAGTGACGGGTACTGATGGCCTACAGCGAGAAGAACCTGCGGAAGGCGTTGATGGCGCTGTATCCGACGGCGCCGAGTAACGACCTGACGACGTTGCTGGTGCGGCATCTGGGGAATCAGAAGAAGATCGCGGGGGACACGCCGTTGTATGACGGGGACGACATCATGGATGAGGTCACGATCTACTTCAAGGCGTTGCCGGATGCGCCGTAGATGATCGGGGCCTCCGTCTGTTGCTGGTGCGGGACGCCGCTCGGGCTCGGGAAGGTGCTTGAGTTGGACGCCTGGCTGTGTCCGACCGAGGCCTGTTGGAAGCGGCAGGTGAAACACGCGTTGACGGTGAAGACGAAGAAAGCGGGGGCCGCGACGTGCGTCAATGTCCCGTTGCCGAAGCAAGTCGAATTCCGGGAACGGCCGGAACGCTACGTGCTGTTCGGCGGCGCGGCGGGGCCGGGGAAGAGTCACGAGGCGCGGTGGGCGCTCTACGAGAAGTGTTTGACCATTCCCGGCTTTGAAGCCTTGCTGTTGCGCGAAACCTTCGGCGAACTCGAACGGACCCATATGCGGCGGATGGAGGCGGAACAGGATCAGATCGGCGCGGTGTTTACGCCCTCGGCGCACATCATGCGCTTCCCGAACAAGTCGCTGATTGAAGTCGGGCACATGGAAGACGCCGCGGCGGTGCGGAAGTACCTGTCCACCGAATACGACGCGATCGTGCCGGATGAAGGGGCGTTGTACGATCCCGATGCGATCCTGTCGCTGAGTACGCGGGCGCGGTCGAAGAAGCCGGGTGTGCTCGCGGCGGGCGGGCCGAAGTTCTGGGTGGTGACGAACCCCGGCGGGCCGGCGAGCCAGGTGCTGCTGGATTTCTTCATCGACCATACGCCGGACTTCGACATCCGCCCGCAGTTACGCGACAAGTACGTGCCGAGTGATTGGGCGTTTGTCCCGGCCCTGCTCGATGACAACCCGTACCTCGATCCGAGTTATGACGCGGCGCTGGCGGTGGAAAAACCGCACCGCTATCAGCAGCTCCGCTACGGAAATTTCAGAGTCTTTGCGGGTCAATTCTTCCCAGACTGGGCCGAATCGCGCGACGGTCAGCCGTGGCATGTGCGAGAGTGGGCAGCATGAAGCGCAGTCGGTTGTCCCTTGAGAGACTCGCCGAGGTCCGCGCAAAGGACCGTCAGCGGCGACGCTTCCATTACGCTACGAATCGCGATGTCCTCTTGGCGAAGCAGAAAGAGTATGGCCGACGGAATCGCGATGTGATCAATGCGAAGCTCCGGCAGAAATTCTTGGACCCGGCGCACCGGGCGCAGAAGCAGGCGATCGATAAACGCAGTCGCCTGAAACGCCTGGATCGGCTGAAAGACTACCAACTCCAGACACGCTACGGCGTCACGCTCGCGGAATTTCGTGCGTTGTGTGAGGCGCAGGGCGGCCGCTGTGCCGTCTGTCGGAAGGTGCCGACGGGAAAAGGTAAGACCGGGACGCTCCATGTGGATCACGACCATGTGACCCACGTCACGCGTGGGCTCCTGTGCGACACCTGCAACCGCGGGATCGGCCTCTTGCAAGACAGTCTCGACGTGCTTTCCGCTGCGTATCGGTATCTCCATCGCACGACGATCGAGGAGCGCAAGCGTGCGTAACGATCTGCGCTGCTTTGGGTCGCTAGATTGGGGATTCAACGCCCCGGGATGTTTCCTGCTGTGGATCGTGCTCCCCGATGGGCACCTGCATATTTTCCGCGAGTTCAAGTTCCAGCAGATGACGGTCCACGAGGTCGGGGCGGCGATTAAGAAACGGCTGAAGGAACTCGATCTCCGTCTCCTCTATCTCGTCGCGGATCCGGCGTGCTGGCAACATACCGGCGCGGAGCGCGGGGAAGCCATCGGTGAAACGTTGCAGCGCGTCGGCCTGCCGATGCGCAAAGGGGACAACGATCGCAAGAACGGCTGGCAAAGAATTCACGAACTGTTGCGCCCGGCGCCGGACGGCCGGCCGTGGCTGACGATCGAAGCCGACCCGCATTGCAAGTATCTGCGGCGCAGTCTCTCCGCCGCGAAGAGTGACAAGGCGGATCCAGATGACATCGACACAAAATCCGACGACCATGCCCTTGACAGTTTGAGGTACGGCGCCCAGAGCCGCCCGCCGATCGGGCGCGGCGTGATTCAGAAGGCGCGTAATACGGCGTGGTCCCTCGGTTGGTTGAAGGCGCAGAATCAGACGCCGCGCGGCCCGCTCGCCCCCAGGGAGACGCGCGTTGCCTGAGCCGACCACTCGCCCCGACGTCCTCCCGCTCACCCCCGAGGCCTTGGCGGAGTGGCGCGAGGCGATCAGTCAAGCGCGGGCGGCGCGCGAACGCGTCTCGCACTGGTGGGCCGCCAACCTCCGCGCCTATAGCCCCGATCAATCGGGATCCCCGTCGAGCTACGGCGAGACGATCAATACCAATCGCGATTTCACCCTGGTCGAACGGAAGAAAGCGGATCTCTTCGCCCAACGGCCGGACGTCGTCGCCGTCCCCTCGCCGCTCCTGGTCGATCAGCCGGATCTGCTCGAGGTCCATACCCAGATCCTCAACGAGAAACTCGGGCCAGACGGGGTGGACGCCGAAAGCCTGGTCGATCGCGTCCTGTTCGACGTCCTCTGCCCCTCGGGGACCGGGTGGTCGGTGATGGGCTACGACGCCGCGACCGTGGACGTCGAGACGCAGGTGCCGGACGGCGACACGGTGATGCCCGGTGCCGTGCTTGGCTTGCAAGCCGTCCCCAAGATGAAGACGGCACGCGTCCCCGTCCCGATTTATCAGGAATGCTTCTGGAGCTACCTGAGCCCCCTGCAAGGCCTCGCGCCGGCCACCGCGCGGTCCACCGACAGTGACCGCTGGCCGTGGATCGGCTACGACTTTGAAGTGCCGCTGACCGTGGCGCGGCGCAAAGGCTGGGTCGATGACCGATTCCAGGGCGGGCCGGCCGATCCGGAGCTCCATTTCGATCACGGCGCCCCGACGGGCACGGAGTCGGTCGTGCGCGGCACGGTGGTCATCTATCAATCGTCCCTCTACCGGGACGATCGGCCGCACCCGAAACACCAGACCGAGCTGATCCTGATCGACGGCTGCGACCAGCCCGCCGAACACAAAGATTCCCCCTATCAGACGCTCGATGATCACGGGGCCCTGACGCCGGATTCCATCCTGCGCTACCGGATCCGGCCGTTGACGATTCGCGTGTTGACGGATTCGGCCTCTGTGGCGAGCGATTGCACCATCTCCCGACCGATCGTTAACGAGCTGAACCGCTTCCGCGAACAGATGCTCGAGCAGCGCGACGCCAACGTCATGCGCTGGATGGTGAATGGCGACACGTTGCCCCCGGACGCGCTTGCGAAAATCGTGCGCTCGCCCATCGGCGGGATGATCGTCGTGCCCGGAGAGGCGTTTGTCGGCGACAACGCGATCAAGGAACTCCCGCACGGCAGCTACCCGCGCGAGAATTTCACGATCAACGATTATCTCGACAACGACCTCGCCCGCACCCATGCCCTCGACAGCAACCAGCAAGGCGTGGCGTCCGGCCCCGGCACCACCGCGACCGAAGCGCAGATCCAGCAGAACAACGTCAATGCCCGGCTCGGCCGCGAACGGGCCCGCGTCCTCCAGTGGTACCTCCAGTGCGCGACCGTGTATTCGAGCATCATGCAACGCCTGTTGCCGGTCGAAGACGCCGCGACGATCGTCGGCCCGAAGGCGGCGCAGGAGTGGGACACCTGGCGGAAGATGATCCCCGCGAGTCTCGCGTTTACGGCGATGCCGGATTCGGCGCAGCGCAATGATCTGGCGTCTGATCGTCAACGCGCCATGCAGGAGTATTCCTTCCTCATCAACGCGCCGGGGATCAACAAGATGGAGTTAACCAAGCAACTCCTCCCGAAACTCCGCTTGAATCAGAAAGTGCTGGAGACGCAAGCGCCACAACCGGCGCCGGAGCCGACCAAGCCGACCTTCGGGTTCAAGGGTGAGGATCTGAACCCGCTCGCCCCGCAGTTCTCGATTGTCATGGAAATTCTGCGCCAAGCGGGCGTGACCGTCTCACCGGAAGCGGTGCAGGCGGCGCAGGCGGCGGCAAAAACGGCGCTGATGGCGGAGCAGGCGAGCGTGGCCGCGGATACCGGCCGAGGGGCGACGGGACCGGATACGAGACACGGCGGGAAGTTACCCCAGCTCGAAAATTTATCCAAGCACGCGCAGGAGATCACGGGCAATATGCAGGGGACCGGCGCCCCCGCGCCGCTCGGACCCGGAGGCACCCTCCAATGAAGCGCAGGGGATTTCTGCAAGCGATTGGCGGCGTCGGGGCGGCGATGACCGTCGGGGCGACGACCGCGGACGTGACGGCGAGCACTGCCCCGGTCGCTT